TTACCGCCGTGGTTTGGATCTGGTAGTCCCACACCTGCGCGGCGTCGTTGCCGGCGGTGACGTTCGTTTCGCCGATCTCGGTGTACCCGGCGATGGTGGCGATGCCGGTGGTGTCGTCCTGCCGCCACCCGGCGACGATCACGGCGTGGTTGACGGCGGGGACGGTCAGCGCCGGGTAGGCGACGTCGACCGCGGACGCGTTGGTTTGGATGTTGAACGCGATCCCCGCGACCGTCGGCTCGACACCGCGGAAGGTGGCGCACTGGGCGATGTTGTCGTCGCCGGCGGCGCCGCCGGAGAACGCCACCACCGGGGTCGCCTCACCCGCACCCACGATCTTCCCGTACACCCGGAAGTTCTCCGTGCCGCCGACCAGCGACCAGCCGGACACGCCGGACGGGAACGCGGTCACCGAACGGATCGACGTCAGGATGAGGACCAGGTCCTCGGCGGCCGTGGACGCGTGCAGGGTCGGGGACAGGGTCGCAGCGTTATTTCCAGTGACCGCCGCCCCCGCGCCGACGAACGTGATCGCCATCTATCTAGCCCCGACCCGACGCCGGTAGTCGGCGCGCCGCCGTTCGGCGAGGGCGACGCTGTCGGTGTAGGCGCGGAACGGGCTGCCGTCGAGGAAGATGGTGTTCTCGACGGTGGCGGACAACTGCCGCGGGCCGCCGATACGGTAGCTGCCACCGGCGGCCGACGCCTGCCACATCGCGGTCGCGGCGCCCTTGAGCTGAGTGCCGCTGCCGCCCGGGCCGGAGACGTGCACGTCGCCGGTCCGCTTGATGATGATCCGGACGACCCGGTCGTGCAAGGAGTTGAGCTGGGCTTTCAGCGCCGCGATCCGGCCCTGCGCGTCATGGGTGTTCGCGACGATCTGGGTGGTCTTCTTGCCCGGGATCAGGCCCAACTCGGTCGCCAGGTCCTCTGCGGCGCCAGCCGCATATCCGGCCTTCTGCGCGAGTTTGATGAACGCGGCCCGGTTCCGGTCGGCGACCCCCTCGGACGCCGCACCGACACCGTTGACCTTCACGTAGTTCTGGTAGTTCGTGGTGAGCGCCCCGGCCACGTCTTCGAGGGCCTTGCGGTTGTCGCGGCCCTTCTGCGTGTTCAGGGACAACGCCTTGCCGTTGTCTTTGATCTTGGCGGTGGCGTCGGCGATGGCCTGCGCCGCGCTGGTCTGCGACCCGTACAGGGTCCGGTTCGCCGCGTCGAGGTCACGGGCCGCCTGCTCGATGTCGGCGAGGGTCTGCGCCTGCTGGTTGCCGGGTTCGATCGCGGCGACGAACTTGTCGGTCAGGTTGCCTGTGCTGCCGGCGGCGGCGTCGGTCGCCTGCTTCATCGACTCGAGGTGGGCCTTGCCGGCGTCGGACAGGAACCCCAGCTTGTTGGCGACGTCGATCAAAAACCCGAACGCCTCGGTCAGCCCGTTGATGATCGCGCCGACGATCCGGATCGCCGCGGCGACACCCTCGAAGATGATCGTGATGGCCAGCCCGGCTTCGCGGCCGTTGTCCGACAGCGACTTGAACACGTCCCCGACCGCGTCGCCAACCTGGACAAGCCCCTGCTTGACCGCGTCGATGACCGGTGCGGCCTTAGCGACCAGCTGGTCGAACTCCTCGATCACCGGGTCGAGGAAACCGGTCAACCCCTCGGTGAGCGGCTGCACGAACTTCGACGCATTGACGAAGATGTTCCGCAGATGCGGTTCCTGCCGGTCAAACGCCGCGCCGATCGTGTCGATGGCCTTCAACACGGGGTCGATGAACACGGCAGCGTCGTTGCGCAGGCTGCCGAGTAGTCGCTCACCGAGCGCCTTCCCGGCTGACGCCACCCGGACATCGTCCTTGACCAGCAGCAGGCCGCCGATGACACCGCCGATCCCTGCGCCGCCGATCACCGCGCCGGAGATGGTCGCACCGATCACTGGGGCCACAGCTGCAGCGATGCCGGCGAGGATGGGCGCCACGGCGGTCAGCACCTCAGTCAGCGACTGCGTCGCCTTCGGAGCGATGTCCTCAATACCCTTGCTGAGCTGCCGGCGGAACTGGGCGAGGTCACTCAGCGCCTTCTCGGTGTGAATCTTGACTTCGACGGTGGCGGACTTGGCGGACAACTCCCGCAGCCTGCGCTCCGTCTTATCGATTTCACGGAGCGCCTGCCTCGGGTCGGCCTTGAGGTCGATCTTCTTGAGGCCCAGCCGGTTCAGCGAGTCGTTGACCTTGTCGACGTTCCGCTGGATCCGGTCGGACGCCTGCTTGAAGCGGCGTTCCGCGGAAGCCACCGCGGAGCCGGTCCTATCGCTCGCTGTCAAATTTGCTTCGACATCACGGGCCATCGCGGCTCACCCCCTGCGGATCTCGTCGAGCGCCCGGTCCAAAGCCTGGTCGCAGGCGTCACGCAGCCGGGTCTCATTAGCGGCCGGCTCGGTGAACCAGCCCGACGGCACGGCCTGGGTGTGCCACTGCCCGGCCCACCGGCGGCCCCACGACGGGGCGCGGACCCGGCCCCGGTCGATGCGGTCCAGGTCCGACTTGTTCTTCACCGACTTGCGGGAGCCCTTGACGATGACGCCGACGCGGCGGCCGGAAGTCTTCACCGACAGGGTGATCCGGGCCGCGGCGACCCACTCGTTCAGGCCACCCTCATGCGGCAGGATGTCCAGCGCATGAGATCGGATCGCCGTGCGCAGTGGCGGCAGCAGCCCGCGCAGCTCCTTGCCCATCTCCCGGACCACGACCCGGCGGTCGTCGAACGCGCGCAACTCCCGCGCGAACTCCTCGAAGCTGACCGCCACCGCGTCACCCCCGGCTAGCCCGTTTGATCGACTCGGCGTGGTCGTCGATGACGTCGATCAGCGTGGCGATGTCCCGGCCACCCCACGCCTCATTGGAGAGCAGGTCGAAACCGACCATGTACGACAGCAGGATCAGCTCTCGCCGGGCGGAGTCCTCCGGCCACGCCTCTACGGGCGCGGGCCCTGCTCATCCTCGCCGTCCTCCGCGTCGTCGGGGTCGACAGCCTCGACGCAGTCGACGTTGTTGAACCTCTCCCACGGCTGCCTGTACTCGCCGGCGCGGAACAGCGCCGACCAGGCGAGGTAACGCATCTGCAGGTGTCGGCGGCCCTCGCCGGCGAACGGTTGCATCTCCCACTTGGCGACGTCGCGCTGATCCGCGTGTACGTCGTGCTCGGTGCCGTCCTCCATACGAACGGTCATGTGCAGATCGATGGACGGCATTCCAGGGCCTCTCGTGGACGGTCGGGGTGGATCAGATGTCGGCGAACACCGGCGTACCGAGGACCGGCATCGACAGATCCATGGTCGCGAACTTGCCCTGCTCCTCGCCGAGCGGCGGGATCATCGCGATCGCCGTGAAGCTCGCCTTCTGGTCGCCGGTGACGTTGTTCGGGCCCATCACCACGCTGATCTGCGTACCCGGCGTCAGGCTTCGCAGGTAGCGGGCCAGGCCGCCCGCCCTGTTGATCTGCAGGCCGGAGATGTCCCACGTGTAGGTCGCCGAGTCCACGTCGGACACGACGCCGTCAGGCACGAGCGTGCGCACCTGCTGCAGCGGCTGGTCCGGCACGAGCTGCGACTTGGTGCACTGGTTGGCGTAGTCGGTGCCGTCCACCGTCAACAACGAGTTTTTGACGACGAACGCGCCGGACGGTGCGGGCATGGCGTTACTCCGATTCTCCGGTGAGAGTGAGTGCGTACATCTGGCCGCCCTCGGCGGGCAGGACGGCCGGCTGGATCGACGTCACGTACAGCTCGAAGTGCAGGGCGTCGGCGAGCTCGTCGGCGCGTTCGGCCACGAACGTGTCGGCCGCGTCCTCGGAGTCGCCGACCACCACCACGACCGCCCACGTGTGCCGCCAGGCGATGCGCTGGTCGCTGTCGGGCTCCATGCCGCGCCACAGCACCCACGCAGAGCCGACCGTGATGACCGTGGGCCGCTTCGGGTAGCCGGTGATGCCGTCGACCGTGGACAGCGCGGCGGCGAGCAGCTGGCGTTTGGTGGTGAGGCTCATGCGACCAGCAGCCGCAGATACGGTTTCTCGAGGCGGCGCACCTCGGGATCCGAGCCGGGCGGCAGCGCCGCCGCGGTACCCGCCTCGGCGTCGCCTTGGAGCACGGCCAGCGGGATGCGCTGCATGCTCAGGTTCCGGGCTACGCGGCGCTTCACCGCCTGCCGCAGCGACGCAGGGTAGACGGCCGGGACCGCACAGATGTCGCGCTGCGCCTGTAACTCCGTGTCCAGCGCGTCCTGGATCTGATCGTCCGTCGCCGAGTTGGCGCCGAGGTACGACTTCACCTCGGCCAGGTTTGGCAGTGCTGCCGGAGCCGGGTAGACCAGGATCTGCACGGGCTGGCTGGTCTCGATCGCACCGCCGGCGGTGGTGAGCCGCACGCGCATCGTGTAGATGCCGGCGGTGGCGAAGTTGCTGGTGCCGCCGAACGCCACGTTGACCACGTCGGCGGCCGAGTCGATGGTGACGGTGCCGGACCAGGTGATCGACGTCCCGGCCGGGTTCTCGACCAGCACGGTGGCGGCGTTGTACGGGGCCAGGTCGAGCGTCGTACCGTCGCGTGACACGGTGATGGCGAGCACGGTGGCGGGTATGTCGCCGACGTAGAACGGTCCGAACGCCACGTCGCCTCCTATCCGATCTTGGCGGTGCCGGTGCTGGTGCCGACGGTGGTTGCCGCGTTCTGGTGGGCGAGCCGTGTCGTCTCGGCCGTGTCATAGCTACGGGCCTGGCCGGTGGTGGCGCCGACCGGGGTGGTGGCCGGCAGCCGGTACGCGGCCGGCGTGTCGGGGAGGACCGTGCCGAACGTGACCGACGCCGGGGATGAGCCCGCGCGTATCCCTGATGCGACGTCGGAGGCGAACGTGGACGATCCGGCCCCGGCGAAACTGTCCGACAGCCGCACCGCGTTCGGGGCGTCCGCCACCAGGACGGTGATGGTCGTGGCCGCGGTGCTCGCCGCGGCGCGGACACCGTTCGGCGCGTCCGCAGTGGTGACGTCGAAGACGACCGTGGCGGGGCTGCCGCCGACCCGCACGCCGGCGGGTGTGTCGGCTACGAACGTGGACGACCCGGCCGTCGCGGAACTCTCGGCGGCCCGCGCACCCGAGGGGGTGTCGGCGGTCCGGACATCGAACGTTACGGTGGCGGGGCTCGGCCCCGCTCGGACCGCGGACGGCGTGTCCGCGACCAGCATGGTGATGGTGGTGGTGGCGGGGGACTCCGCCACCCGTACGCCGGCCGGGGTGTCCGTGATGGCCGTGGACGGTCCGGCGGTGGCCGGGGACTCGGCGAGCCTGACCGCCGACGGGCTGTCAGCGACCAGCAGGTCGAAGGTGACTGTGGCGGGGCTCTCGGCCGCCCTGATCGCGTTCGGGGCGTCTGCCGCAGCGACGTCGGCCGCGGTGACCGCGTCGGTGATGCTGGGGAACGGTGTCCACCAGCCGTTGGGGGCGATCCGCCCGGGCGGCGCGAACACCAACGGCGGTGCCACGTCGACGGCGGCGCGGATTGCGGCAAGATAGCCGGCTTGCCGCGTTCCCGCTACCGCATCGTTAGTCCAGATCTCGCTGCCGGTCGCACCGTGAATCGCCTGCCCCAGATCGGCGTAGGCGCCGCCCTTGCCGGTGCCCGAGGTGTTCCGGGCGACCAGGGTCCAACCGGACGGCTGCGTGATCGTGGCGATCGTGGAAGCGTTGATTCCGCAACCGGAGACGAGCATGTCCCCGTCGGTGACGGTCGTGATATCCGTCAGGGTCATGCTCTGGGTGATCACGTTGTTGGTCGTCGGCGTGACGTCGATGACCGTGAGTGCGTCCCCACCGCTGTACACGGTGAGGATCACGGTCATCCGCCCGGCGGTGGCCTGGGTGAATGCGAGCCCCGCCGCCGGGTCAGTCGTGTAGGCCAGGCCGGTGAGGACTTCGTTGTTGGTGCCCAGCGGTGAGCCGGCGGCCCACTGCCACCCACCCGTGCCGGGCAGCCCGGGGCTCGACGTGGAGGCGACGACGTGGGCTGTGAGGAGTTTCCCTGCGGCCATCGCCGACGGCAGCGTGCAGGTGAGGCTGGCCGTGGAGGCGCTCTCGTTGAGCGTCCAGTCGATGTTGACGGTAGTGCCGCGGGTGACCTGCAACCGTCAGCCCTCCCCGGCCCGGGCGGGCTAGTTGATCGATCGGACGCCGAAGTATCGGCAGGTGATCGACTGCGACGCCACGGAGATGGTGGCGCCGATCGCGATCGCGCGGGCCGACGTGGTGTCGATCGCCGCGGTTGAGCCCGCCGTGGTGCCTGCGATCACGCCGGCGATGTCAGTGGCACCGGACACGAAGTTGGCCAGGTCCATGAACCCGATACAGGTACCGGCGGAGCCCAGGGTGCGCACCTGAAGTGAGCCCTCGATGTGCCAGAACCGGTTCGTCTGGCTGGCAACCCAGGTCAGCGCCGAACTCGCCGCCACCGACGTCATAGAGCTGATCGCGCCCGCCGCGCCCACGCGCAGATCGAACGTGATGGTGCCCTGCGTGGCCGTGGTGGTGTAGTGACCCCAGGCGACGAACTCGAGGCGCTTACCCGCCCATTCGCCGAGCATCGGGTACGGCAGCACCACCTGCGGCGTCGGCGTCAACTCCGTGAGCGTGCCGGACGCGGTGACCGCGGTGGCATCAGCGGTGGGGAACGGGGGGACGCCTGCCATCCACTCCTGTGCGGGCATCGGGGCTCCTTACGGGATGAAGAAGTGCCCGGCGCGCAGCACCGAGTGGAGGTTGATGGTGAAGTTCCCGCCGCCGCCGGTCTTGTCCGAGACGAAGTCGATGTAGCCGAGCAGCGGCTGCGTCGCCGCGGTGCCCGGCGTGCGGTCGGACAGCACCGCGTACCGGCACGGCCCGAACGTCGCCGTCGTCCAGTTCGGATCCGTGCAGCCGATGACGACGATGCCCGAGCCGACGGTCTCCCACACGACGGTGTTGTCCGCGGTTTCCCGGCCGAGCACCGTGGAGAACGTGGGCGGCGACCCGGCTGAGGTGCCGGCGACCGCGCACCGGTACAGGAACCCGTTCGCCGAGGCGGGCCGTACGACGTCGTCGACGGCGTAGGCGGTGGAGTTGGCGCGGGAGGTGCCCCAGCTGTTCGCGGCCGTCGCGGTGATGGTGGGTGACGCGATCGCCAGGCCACCAGAGGTGTACCCGCCGGCCGTGGACAGCTCGTTCGTCAGGTCGGAGACGTAGGCATGGGTGTCCTGGTTCGGCGAGTACGTCGACGTGTGCAGCGTCCACTTCAGCGCGTCGGTGTCGTAGTCGATCTCTTTGTTGAGCAGCTTCGCCGGGGCCTGGCGGTACCACTTCACGGCCTAGCTCCTCTGGTCGGTGAAATCAAAAGCGGGATCGGCGGTCAGGGTGGCCTCAAGCAGCACAGCGCCGAGCACCAGCACGACGCCGGCGTTCAGCGGGTCCGGTTCGAACGCGCGCAACTCCGCGCCGGGCGACAACCAGAGTTCGGCAGCCTGCGCCAGGGCCCGGTCACCCGCCCGGCCGGGGTAGACGCGGAACAGGACGTACAGGCCGTCGAGGGTTTCCGCCAGGCCGGTCGCCCGGCCCAGGCGTTGCGACTGGTCGTGGTCGCGCAGCAGTAGCACGCTACTGCCGTAGATGGGCCAGCCCGGCTGGAACCGGTAGCGGCGACCCGGGGTGAGACGACCGATCGCCGTCGGCCCGTACGGCACCACCGGGCCGGCGATGGTGCGCCGGACCGGGTCGACGTCGAGGGCCACTACAAGGCCCGGGCCACACCTTCGGCCAGCGTGACCGTCGGCTTGTAGAACTCGTGGAACCGCGCCGGATCACCGACGCGGTAGGCGACACCGGCGGGTTTGTCGAGCAGGGCCGTAATCATGGCGCTGTGCTGCGCTTGCAGGCACGCAAGCGTCGCCAGCCCCAGCATCGACGTGCCGACCCCGGTACAGAGATTCACCGGATCCTCGGTCCCCGACTCGGCCACGGCCAGCGCGCCAGCGACAACGTCGTCGATGTGGATCCAGTCGCGGACCTGCCGCCCGTCGCCCCAGATCGCCAGCGGATCCTCGCGCCGCTTGACACGCTCAACGATGGCCCGGAACGGGAAGTTCTCCGACTGATCCTCGCCGTATCCGGAGAACGGCCGCACGACCGTCACCGGCACGCCCTTGCGCCGAGCGGCCGCGGCGAGCCGCTCACCGGTCAGCTTCGTCCAGCCGTAAGCGGCGTCCGGCTCGTCGGCCTCGTCAATGTGGATGTCCTGCTCGTACAGCGGCCCATAGCGCCCGTCCTGCAGCCGGATCGGGTAGGCGGCCGAACTGGACAGGTACAGCACCCGGCCCTGGCCGGTGCGCACCGCCCAGTCGAACATCGCCGCGTCAAGGTGCACGTTACGGGCGAAGTGCTCGGCCTCGCCGTCGATCGCCGCACGATGCGGCGCCGACGCCGCCGCGTGCACGACCAGGTCGAACCGGTCCCGCTCGACCGTGAACAGGAACAGCGCGTCCAGGCCGTCGGCGATGTCGCAGCGCTGCACGTCCCAGCCGCGGCGTTCGAGCTCGGTCGCCATGTGACGGCCGACGAAACCGGCCGACCCGGTGATGAGTGCTCTCATCGGCATGCCCAAATCTGGAAGGCGTACTCGCCGCCACCGTGCCGCAGGTCCACCGTCGTGTGCACGATCGGCTCGAAACCAGCCACGCCGAGCATCGCCTCCACCGCTTCGGCGTCCCAACCCCACACGTGCTCAGGGTTGTGGTCGTCGTCCTCACCATCCGGGGTGGACAGCAGCAGCCGGCCGGTCTTCCGCCGGATCGCGGCGAGGACGGCGTCCGGGTCGTCGAGGTGCTCGATCGTCTCCGAGCAGATGAACAGGTCCGCCTCACGGTCGGCGAGTTTGCCGATGGTCTCCTCGATCGGGCCGGTGTACTCGTAGCCGGGCGCGTAGTCGCCGAGGATCAGCCGGGCGCCGTGCGACTGGCTCAGCCTGCGGGCGATCATCGCGTCACCGCAGGACAGATCGGCGACCACCCCCTTGTCGGGCGTGAGGTGGTGCGCGAGCGCGCCGGTCACGTCGACCCGGATCCGGTGGTCGTCCCACAGGGTGTGGTCGTGCGGCTTGCTGTACAACTGGTCGAGGGTGGCCTTGTCGGGCATCGGGCGGAGCCGCTTGCGCATCACGGCTTCACCGCGAGCAGTACCTGGAACCGATCAACCGGGCGTTGCCGCTGCACCTTGAAGCCAGCCTGCTCGACCAGGGACCGGTAGCCGTCCAGGTCCCACGCCCAGGTGTGAAACGCGTAGGCGGCGCCCGGGCGTTCATCCCACGGCGACGAGCAGACCAGCGCCTTGACATGCCGGGGAATGCTGCGCAGGAAGCCGTGCGGGTCGATCAGGTGCTCGAGCATCTCAGTGCAGACGACAATGTCCGCCCACTCGACGTCGCTGTTGATGACATCGCCGTAGCGGACGTCCACGCCGCGTTCCTTCGCCGCCCGGATGTTCTCCGGCACCAGGTCGTAACCCCATGCGGTGAAAGCCGGGCCGAGCAGCGACAGCAAGCCACCGTCGCCGGCGCCCAGGTCGACGACGCTACGCAAGCCACGGGTGAGGGCGATCTGGGCGATGAACGCGGCGGCGTGCTCGAGGCGGGGCCGGTGCCCTTCCTCCAGGTGCGGGGCGTGAGCCCGTTCGGCGTACCAGCCTGGCTGGGTGAACTCCGGGACTGTGCCCTCGTCGAACAGCCGCCACTCGTGCACCGATGGGTCGACCTCAGGGACAGCACCGGTCCGCAGCCCACGGACGGTAGCGATGTCGGCGGAGGCGGCGCCGGCGTAGAGCCATTGACGGAACCACGCCTCATCATGAGAGGCGACGGCCGGGGCGTTGACCCGCACGTAGCCCTCGTCGACGTCCGCTTTCCCGGCGACCGGGTGCATGTGCTCGACCAGCACCTCGGGCAGGTAGCGCAGGCAGTCGGCGCCAGAGCCGAGCGCCTTCCACACGTTGTCGACGAACAGATGCCGCAGACTGGGCGGGGCCATCCAGCCGAGCGCCCGGACGATGTCCGCGGTCATCGCGACCTGGGTGGGCAGGTTCTCGCCCTGGAATCCGTCGTCGCCGTACACGATTCCGGTACCGAGCTCGCGCAGGGCATCGAGGTACGCCCGATCCCAGCCGACGGTGCGCGGCCGGTGGTCGTCGCCCATGAACCCGATGGCGAACGGCTCGACCGCGTCCGGCGGATCGACGAGGATCGCAGCCGTGCGGTTGAGCGCCTCGACCATCGTCCGGTTCGGGGCAGTGAAGTAGCCCGCCCTGAACCGGCCCATCTGGATGGCGCCTAGGTAGCCCGGCAGGCTCGGATCGTCGTCATCGACGGCGAACACCAGTCGCGTGTCGGCGGTGCAGGTCTCCCGGAACGTCTCGACCAGTTCCGCGGCAGCCTCCGGCCGGCCACGGGACGGGACGATGACGACAAGGTCAGCCATTCGTCGTCCGCGGCCGGCCGCTGCGGCGCGGCTCCTCAGCCGGCGGCTTCGTGAACAGCTCCGGGCGCTCCTTCACCACCGGGTGGTCGGCGTCGATCGAGGTGCCGGTCTCCAGCAGGATCGACGCCCCGTCGCCGTAGCCGACCCAGCCGTCCAGCAGCGGATACACCTGGCTCATACCCCAACCCCCACATGTGACGGCGCGAGGAGGCCCCGCGCGAGGAAGTACGATTCCATGGTCAGCAGCCGGTCCTTGATGTGGCCGATCTGCACGGCGGTGTTGACGTAGACGGGGATCTGCATGAGCCCCGCGCGCCAGCAGAACGCGATGTCCTCCGACACGGGTCGCCCGGCGTGCTCCAGCTCCTGGAACCAGGGGAACGCGTCGTTGAAGCCCTTCTTACCGCGAGGGTGGTCGAAGTCCCGCATCTTCTCGAAGACAGTGCGGTGCACGAGCAGGCAGGCGGCGCCGGTGGCGACGACCTGGTACATGGTGTCCATCGGCCACGTTTCGAAGCGGACGTTCTCCAGGTTCTCCAGGTCGTCCGGGTCGCCGTCAAGGCCGTACAGGGTGGGGACGATGTCGCCCGCGTCGTTCAGGGCGAAACAGAGCCCGCCGACGATAGGGGCCTTCTCCGGGTCGGCGTGCTCGAGCAGCCGCTCCACGGTGTCGGGTTGGAACACCATGTCGGAGTCGACGATGAACAGCCAGTCGGCCCGGTCGTATTCGAGGAACTTCTTGACGACCTCGTTGCGGGGGCCGGACAGGTTGGCGCCGGCCTGGTAGGACAGCCGGCCGCCGCCGTCGACGATCCGGCGGTGCAACGCCACGTCGTACATGATCAGGTCCATGAGGCATTCCATGAACGCGCCGTGGACCGTCGACGGGCGCAGATAGGCGACGACGACCTTTTCGTTGGGGTTTCTCAAGGGGTGTTCTCCCGGATAGGTGCGGGCCCCTGCTCCGGGAGGGACAGGGGCCCGCGGTCTCGATGGAAGGTCAGCCCAGCGCCGTCGCAGCTGCCACCGTGTTGAGCTGCAGCAGCCGGAACGCGTCGGCGTTGACCACGTCGGCGCCGACGCGCCAGTGGGCGTACCAGCCGGCCTGGCCGGTCGGTGCCGCCCCGGATGCGGTGGTCTTCACCAGCGGGTCGTAGATCACCGACATGCCGATGCGGTCCACGATGTAGTACTGCGAGAAGTCCCCGGCGAGCAGCACGTTCGCGGCGTTGGCGACTGCGGAGGTCATCGACGCCGACTTCAGGGCCGGGGCGCCCAGCAGCAGCGGAGGCTGACCCACGTTCAGGTTCGCCCAGAAGCCGCCACCGCCGGAGGTGTCGAACTGGCGGATCTTGGAGTAGATGGCCTTGTGCGCCAGCCAGCCCAGGTTCTGCTCCTGCCGCGGATTGACGGCGTTCGACGTGTTGTGGACGTCACCGACCACGAACGCGCCGGTCGTCGCCGAGGTGACGATCGACGCGGTGACGGCGGCGACTGCGGCGACCACGCCGCGGGGGATGGTGGCGCCGGTGTTCCCCGTGGCGAACGCGGCCTCCTCGAGGCGGGTCTTCGCGTCGCCGAGCAGCCGGCCCAGCTCGTTGGAGAAGCCGGTGTCCTCGAGGACCTCGTACGAGCCGGTGAGCCACGCGTCGGCCTTCTTCGCCACGATGGTCGGGCTGCCGAAGGTGGGCGAGTCGTCGGTGGTGGCCGTGGCCTCACCGGTCCACTGCGCGGTGATGCCGGCCGAGGTGACGCCCTCCCACTGCTTCACGGCGATCGTCTTGATCGTCGAGATGGAGCGGATGGTGCCGCCGTAGACACCGGCGTTGGTGATGATGATCGTCGGGTCCAGGAAGTGAGGCACCAGCACGCCGCCGTTGCCCGCGGTGAGGCTCATGGCGGTACGCAGCAGCTCCGGCACGTACTTGCCCATGGACCGTACGTACTCCATGAACTGGGAGCGGTACTCCGGCGAGCCAGTCAGCACGATGTGCCGGGCGATCAGCGGGGTATTCGTCTCGTCGTCGCCGTCGAGAAGCTCGTGCAGCCGCTCCTTTGTCTGGTCGGTCACCCACCGCGGGACCCCATCGACGGCGTACTTGGCCCGCTCGATGGTCTTCTCGGCGTCGAAGTTGACCACCTCGGCCCGTTTCGCCGAGCGCATCAGCTCACGAAACTCGGGGTTGTCCTCGAACGGATCGACGCTGCGCTTCACCTCAGGCGCGCGACGCACCGGGCCGTCACCGGTCTCGGCGTGCCCGTTGTCCAGGGCAGCCCGCAGCACCTCATCGGTCTTCCGCTCCCGCTCGACAGCCTGGTCGAACAGGGCCTTCTTGCCGTCCCACTCGGCGAGCAAGGCCTCGGCGCGGGCCAGGTCCTCCTCGGTGGGCTCTTCCATCTCCTCGATGACCTTGATTTCGGCGCGCATCGCCTCCATCTCGGACTTGAACGTGTCCGACCGGCGGACAGCCATGATCAGATTCCTCTCGACATAAGTTCCGCCCGCAGGCGGATGATCTTCTGCCGAACGGAGTGCGTCTCCCGCGGATCCTCGGCGCCGGGTCCCCCGTGGGGAGTGGCGAGAATGGCAGCTGTCTCCGGGTCCCAGCCGGGAGTGGTGGACAGCGCCCGAATCAGTTCGTCGCGCTGCTCTGCGTCCAGACGCGCGACCTCTTCAGCGATCTCGGAGGCCGACCGCACAGCGGTGATCTCAGCCTCCTCGAAGTACGGGGTAGGGGTGGGGCCGTAGTTACGCAGGCCCATCTCCAGGCGGCGCACCACCGGCAGCGGACCGCCGCGGCGCACCTTCGGCACCCGCTCCGGGCTCGACCGGTAGATCGGCCCCTCATACGACTGCGCCTTGATGTCACCGTTCTTGATCGACTCAAGGACGGTGTCGGCGAACTCTGACTCGTTGTACCGGCTGACCGTCAGCAGCCCACGCCGGTCGGCCTCGATCTTCACCGGGTGGCCCAGCGGAACCGTCGGCAGACCGCCCGACTTGCCGCGAGCGTCGAAACCGTGGTTGTACAGCACGATCGCCCGCTTCACCGCGCCGTTGTTGATGGTGCGGTTGAACATGGCGGGGTCGTTCTCTTCGAGGTAGTCGCCATGCTGGTCGTGGATCTCCTTGCGGACACCGAACACCGCCGCGTACGCCTCGACCGTGCGGCCGTCGCCACCCTTGGCCCGGGACAGGATCTCGATACCGTCCAGGTCGTACACCCGCTGGTAGGTCTGCGGGACCTGGCTGCGCGTGCTGTCGGAGACCTCGATGCCGAACTTCTTCGCCGCGGCGCGGATCTTCGGCATGGCCTTCTCCCCGAACGGCGACTGCGGCGCACGGGCCAGCGCGTTACGCACGTGCGCCGCGTCGTGGATCGGGAAGTGCCGCTTCGACCGGGGGGCAGTCTTGCCCTGGTCGTCCTTGGTTCCGCCCGGCTCGATGTACGCGAACGCACTGTCGGGCAGGTCGTTGATCGACGCGGCGGTCATCTGGGCCCGTTCGAGATCGGGCATGTCATCCTCCGGATCCGGCGGGAAGGGCGGGCGTGCCAGCCGGCGGCGGGCCGCCCGGCTCTTGCAATTGCACGGAAATCCGGCCTGTGTGCTCGAGGAGATCCATGTTGCGGGCCAGGACCGCGGCCTTCGCCGACTGCCAGGTGAAGCCCTCTTTGACGAGGTTGGCGATGGTCGACGCGTCGGTCTGCGCGATCTCGGCCTCGTC